TTCTAAGATGACCTACACTATAATACGCACACCATCAGGTTTTTTATTTTTGCCGCTATCTATAACAATCATTTTTTCATCAAGTCCAGTGGCATAACCAGTATAATGCGACAAAACATCTAATGTTAAATGCTCATTTTCTGCGTCATGTTTTACTGCCCATTCGTAAAACTCTTTAATCGTCATTTTTCTTTACCTCCGTAATTTTTCATAAACCACGAATTGCCTGTGCCGTCAATGCTCAATTTAAATCCATTAATTTCAATTTCAGCCTTGCCGTCAAACGGCTTTTTAGCGACGGCAAGCCAACTCAATTTATCCATGACAGCTACAACAGCGTCATCTGTTAAGTCAATTTTTTGTCCTGTAATAATGCCTTTGTCATTGACATTGGCATAGTAGATTTTCCCAAACGCTGAACAGCATAAATGTTTAGCCATGTTATCACTCCTTTACAGCTTCACTTGCTTTTAAAATTTTCTCAATCAACTTGTCCACAGCTTTGTCCGCAAACTCACCTGTAGCTTCGATGTTGGCTGGTGTTATATATCTCGCCACATACATCGCTATTGCTTCATCCCTAGTTGGTATAAACGAGGCAAGAGCACTAAAGAACAGTGCTTCGCATACCAGTTTCTTTAAGGAACTCCATAACCGTTTATTTGTGGCATCGCTGTGATAATCGTTGTCTATAAATTTTATCATTCCAAGAAAGATGGCGGCAGTCGTTAGCAAGCATCCCACTACGCAGCAAAACTCCTGTATTGCGTTAAGCCTTCCAGCCCAGTAAATCAACCACGGGCTAATAATCGGTTCGTTCATTACTTTTTCTCCTTTTTCATTTTTTCTTGGCACTTAGGGCAGTAAGCTCTATAGCCAACTTCTTTGTCTTTTACAAATTTCCAATCTGTTTGTGCTTCGATTATTGATTTTTCGGACGGCAAATTTCGCCTACGCATAGCTGAAGATGGATCAAAATAAAAATCACATCCATCGCAGAAGAGTGTTAATTCATATTGAAAACTCATTACTTACACCACACAATCTTTACAAAAAACGTCCAACGTGTCTTACCTGTCTTATCGCCAGCAATAGGCTTATATGGCAATGCGCAACGTAAGACTGCACGATGCGGAATATCTTCCTCGTTCCACTTAAACAACAACATTCCACCCGGCTTTAATACTCTAAAGCATTCAGCAAAAGCCTTATTCATCCATTCTTCCCACAATAACGGCAGATGTCCGTACTTCTGTGCCAACCAGCTGCTCTCGCCAACTTTTACCAGGTGCGGCGGGTCAAAAATGATGTAGCTAAATGCTTCATCTGCTATATTCTCCATGTTGGTTACATCAATTATCTTGTCTGGCTGAATATGTAATTCTCTTCCGTCGCAGAGCTTTGTATGCAGCTCTCGTATGTCACAAAACATAACAGCGTCGCTCTCTTTGTCATGGTAGAACATCTTGCTTCCACAGCATGGATCTAAAATAAACGGCTTATCCATTATTAGCTCCTTGCGCTGCATTGATTTTTTTAGCAAGCTCATCCATAGCTTTCTCTGCTTCTTCATAATCGCTACATTCTTTATAGCCGAATTCTTCTCCGTTTTTCATGCTTACGAGGATTGTATAATAGCAGCGACTCATACCTTTGCACAGCGCCACTCTTAAGCCAACAACATTGCTCATATCTTGCCACGTGCCATTCTTAAGCTTAATTAACATTCCTTTCGCTCTTCCTCCTTGCGTCCGCCGACATTCTCCAGCTCATCACCGATACGCTTAATGGTTTTGCCCAGGATTTTACACATTTTCTTCAACCACTGAACGCTATGCCCTTCAAGCACCTTGTCCATTTCTTCGTCGGTCAAGTCCGAGAAGCAAACGCTTTCCCAACGATTGTTACGTTTAACTCTAAAATAAATTCCGTCTAAATCTCTATTTACCATATTTTTTCCTCATTTCCATACGCACTTCATAGTCTACAACGCTCACCCGGAACAGCTCACGTGCTTTACGCAAGCAGTAACGATAATATTTCAGCTTCTGCTGTTTACGCTTTACCATGCCATCCATATCAACCACCCAATCGCAGCACCTAGCAGAGCACCAAACATAGCAGGTATGCCGATGATTAGTATAACTGTGATCATGTCGATGATTACATTTAGCAATTTACTCATTTGCATTACCTCTGTTCGGATTTTGTTTCCAGCCACCTACAGGACGATACAGATGCAAAACATCGTATATCCCGCCTACGCCGTGTAAATACTCGCTTTCTTTTGGGTGAATCTGATGAACTTCTTCTTCCGGTAGCCAGAACACGTCTTTAACCTGGCACATAACCTCCCATGACGGCGTTTTATTCGTTGTGCCGCAAAATTTCACGCTCACGTGCTCCCATTGGTTGCCTTGCAGGTCAGGCTCCACGCCTACAACACACTGTAAGCTCTTTTTGATTCCCGGCAGATGCAGGAAGCCTATTAACACCAAGCCTTCAAAAGCAAAATCATTTTTCTTGTCGGCTTGAAACTTTTCGTTTGCTAAAATCTCCTTAATACTTCTCATCTCAATCTCCTTGCTCCGCACAGTTGCGGATTATTACTGCACTGTTTACATTCCTTATCGCACTCCCAGCAGCATACGTGGCAAACCTCGCTTCTAACGCAGCCCGGGAACGGAAAAGGGCAGACATATTTGTTTTTCAGTTTTTTCGTGATTATCGGCTCTTCATCTTTTAAAAATTTCTCGGCAGGCTTCTGAGCTATAGCCTTGCTTTTGTTAGTTTCCTGCCTTCTTATTTGCGCAAGGCTCATGATTTTGTGCTTGCACTCCTTGCCACCGCAGCTCATTCCTTGTCGCCGGGCAAGGTTAGATACATCTCTGTAACATTCTGTGCCGCATTCGCAAAGGCATTTTGCAACCGAAACCTTCTTTTTAGGTCTAATACTGATAACGCCTGGAGGATAAATTTCAAGCACTGTCAGCATACCTATTTTCTGCCCTAGCAGATAGCTCCAATCCTTATTCTGCATAAAACCGACTTCCTTTCGCTTTACTTTAACCAAATCGTGCCATAGCACGATGAGCATCTAAACGCCCATTTTACAGCACCTTTTTTGTCTACAATCTTTGCACCGTAGACAAGCTTTATTTTTTCCTGCTTGCAATGAGGGCAGCACTGCTTGCCTTCGGCTGTTGTTCCAAGTAGATATTTCACTGTTGCCCCTCCGTTACAGTCAGAAATTTTAACACTCTTCCTGTATTACTAATTCTGTATTCTTCCAGATCATCACGCTTCAGGTACTGCCTTCCATATAGCGACTTCATATTCTCCCATACAAGGAACGGCACGTTGTAAAAACCTGTCAGATTAAACGATACCAGGATAAAGCACCTTGCTCCTAAAAAATGATGAACCTTTAGGTATTCAAGCTGGTGCGGTTCAAGTCTGCTTCGCAGCATCTTGTCGCCGTCGGTGTGCTTCGCTTCAAAGCACACCGCTAAACCGCCTCTAAGAGTCCCCTTGTAGTCAACACCGCTTTTCTTTGCATAGTTGGCAATGAACTGTCCATGCGCTCCATAAGGGCGGATATAATGTACAGGTTCGCTCTGTTTCTCAATCTTCGCAATGCCGTGTTCCTCGTAATACTGGCAGCCTGCGTCAATCATCTTTTCAAAGAATGAACCGCTTGCCTTACTCCGCTTGCCTACAATGATACTTTTAAGCTGATTCATGTTTCTTGTACCCCTTGAATTTCGTCCTGCTGAAAGCGTATCTCAGATAAGCTAAGTCCTGAAGCACATCAATGTATTCAATTTTATCAACATACACCTTGCTTCTTCCCCACGTGCTAATCAGCTTCATACTAGGATTGTAGGTCTGGTGATATATCGTTTTGTACAAAAAGCAATATTCACTGCAAATCTTCTTGAAATCATCTTTCTTTAATTCGATTTCAGTCCACGCCAGCTTACGCAAGCGGTTAACTTCGTCTTTAATCTTCATGCTGCACCTCGCTTAAAACGGAATTTCTTCATTAAAAGGTACTGTGCTTCCAAAACCTTGGAAGTCCTGGCTTTCTTCTCCCGGTGTCTGTTGGGATTCGCCGCCTTGCTCTCTACGCTCAATGAATTCAAAATGCTCTGTAATAACCTCTGTTACATATTTCTTTTGACCGTCTTTAGCTTCATAATTGCGAATTTGCAGTCTGCCTTCAACTAACACACGCTGTCCCTTGCTAAGGTAGTTGCCACAGATTTCAGCTTGTTTACCCCAAATAACAACAGGGATAAAATCCGCTTCACGCTGCTTGTCTTTCGAATAAGGTCTGTCCACAGCAAGCGTGAACTGAGCAACAACCTTGCTTGTAGAAGTGTATCTTACCTCCGGGTCTTTTGTCAGTCTGCCTAATAAAACGATTTTGTTCATGCTTTTTGTTCCTTTCTCTTTAACGGATTGTCCTGGCAGAAAATTCGCCGCCTTCTTTTTTGATTTTTGCTTTGATTTCGGCAATAGCTTTATGCAGATAATAAACCTCACCGCTGTCATGATACATATTGATATAGAAATTTACTATTGTCGTAAAATATCTCTTATCTTTATCACGATTTGCACTTTCAGTGATTCTCGTAAGCTCTTTAGCGTCCATAATTCCCTCCTATAATCCTAATAACTTGTTGGTATCAGCAAAGCCTTCTGCAACCTTCTTCCTGCGTCTGCTTGCGTGTGTAACCTCTACCGGGTGGCACATCTGCAAAATGCGGTCATAGATTCTTGTTTCCGTTATCGTCTGCGGCTTTTTGATTGCGTCAATCGGCAAATTTGTTGTAATGATTGTAGGCAATCCGCTCCGGCAACGGCTGTCGATGATCTGGAACACCAGCTCCTGAGCAAACTCCGTGCGCCGTTCTGCTCCTAAATCGTCAAGCACTAACAACTCAAATTGATTAAATCCGTCAAGATATGCTTGCTTTTGTTCAGTGCCCCACAATGTATTGAACACTCTGCCAAAATTAGTCATTAAGCAAGCTACACCTTTATCAATCAGTGCATTGACAACACACGCAGCGGCGAACGTCTTTCCGCTCCCGGAATTTCCGTAAAGCAGCAATCCTTTATGCATCCTGCGAAAATCATC